CCTGGTTCGGTAACTGAAGACCTACCTAGAACAGCCTATTACGACATTCAGCTGACATCCTCTACCGGGGTAGTCAAGACCTATTTAACTGGTAAAGTCTTTACAGAAAGGCAGATCACCACATGAGTCCAATTTGGGAGTCACAACCAGCCTACGGAATTGAAATTCCAAACATTACTACGATAGTAGAGCCTGCTGATATTATCATCCGGGATATTGATTTCCCGGCAGTGGCCTTTGCCCACACCCAGGGGGTTTCTAGTAATACTTGGACTATAAACCACAATTTGAACTTCTATCCAAACGTAACCGTGATAGACTCAGCCGGAACAGTCGTTGAAGGTGAGATTTCGTACACTAGCAGGAATACCCTTATCGTAACTTTTAGTGGAGCATTCAGCGGAAAAGCTTATCTTTCATAAGGAGAGAATAAATGGCACGTAAGTTTCTAACGTCAATTGATTTGGCGAAGAACGAACTACAAAATGCAGTAGTTCAAAACTTGGCAGCAGACCCATCTAACCCAATTGTGGGTCAGGTCTACTACAACACAACCTCCAATGAAATGCGTATCTATAATGGTACGATCTTTGAAGCTATCGGCCTTAATGGTGTAACAGCAGACGCTGCCGAAATCAACATTCTTGACGGCGCTACCCTAACTACTACAGAGCTTAACTATGTAGATGGTGTTACAAGCGGAATCCAAGGACAGCTTGATCTAAAGTCTCCTTCTAACAACCCAACTTTTACTGGCACAGTAACCCTCGATACTGGTGTCAACCTTGTATTTGAAGGCACAACAGCCAATGCGTTTGAACTTACTCTAACCTCTGGCGATCCAACAGCAGATCGAGTAGTAACTCTTCCAGACTTAACGACAACACTTGTTGGTCGTGACACAACTGATACTCTTACAAACAAGACTCTTACAAATCCAACAGTATCTGGCCTATACCTTTCTGATCTTAGTATTGTTGTTGAAGGCTCAACTGCTGATGACTTTGAAACCACTCTATCTTTCGTAGATCCAACAGCTGACCGCACAATTTACGTTCCAGATGCTAATGGTACCCTTGCTCGCGTTGAGAACAAACTTCATGACTTTGCTCTTGCAACTGCTTCTGTTGACCTTAACAACCAGAAGATTACAAATCTTACAGATCCAACTAATCCACAAGATGCTGCTAACAAGCGCTATGTTGATGCTGCAGTTGTTGGTATTGACTGGAAGCCATCAGTTCGTGTAGCAACTACTGCTGCTATTACTTTAGCAACAGGTCTTGAAAACGGAGATACTCTTGACGGAGTAACTCTTGCTACAGGAGATCGCGTACTTGTTAAGAACCAGGTTGATGCAACAGAAAACGGTATCTACGTAGTAGCTTCATCTGGTGCTCCTAGCCGCTCAACTGATGCAGATACTGCCGCAGAAATTACAGCCTCTTTTGCAGTATTTGTAGAAGAAGGAACAGTAAACACTGACTCTGGCTGGACTCTAACTAACAACGGCGCTGTAACAGTAGGCACCTCAGAACTATCTTTCACACAGTTTACTGGCCTTGGTCAAATCACAGCTGGTGCCGGTCTTACAAAGACTGCTAATACACTTGATGTAATTGGCGGAGATGGTATTACTGTAAACGCTGATAGCGTAGTAATCAACCGTGCAGTAGTTGTAACCAAGTACGCAACCAATGTTGGAGATGGTACAAACACCTCTTACACAATTACACACAACCTAAATACTCGTGACGTAATCGTAACCCTTTACGATAACTCCTCACCTTATGCTGAGGTTATGGCTGATGTAGAGCATTCAACTACAAACACAATCACACTCTTGTTCTCTGTTGCTCCAACCACTGATAAGTACAGGGTAGTAGTACACGCATAATGAGTCGCCTAAACCTAACCCCCGTAAACATACCTGCCCTAGCGGCAGCGCCTACAGTACCCACCATTAAGGTAGGTGACTTGTATTTTAATACAGTCATTAAGGCGCTTTATGTTTACAACGGTACAGTTTGGTCTGAGGCTGGCGGTGGAGTAACAGTCTCTGCTTCAGAGCCTACGACTAACCTTCGTGAAGGTTTACTTTGGTTTGACCCAACTTCTGATTCTCTACTAGTCTACTACGATGGTGAGTTTGTTCTCACAGGTAGTGGTGGCGGAACTTCTACAGCTAGTGCAGCGGATCTTACCTCTGCCTGGTTCTTGGGGGTCTAAATGGCTGTAACTAGAATGGGTGTTGCAAACCCCGCGTCCAACACATCTACATCAATCTTTACCGCAGATGCTGCCTACCTTTGTTCAGTTATCGCAACTAACAAGGGGACTGCTGCAAGCACCGTACGTGCTTGGGTTGTACCTAACGGCTCAACCTCAACAGCCGACCATGCTTACATGCTCTACAACGTAGCCCTTCCGATCAGCAACGGTATTGAATCTCACCGTTTTGCCATCTCTCTTGGGGACACTGTACGAGTCTCAGCGACAACCGCGGATGTATCTTTCTCACTAAACGGCATATATGACTCATCAGCTTCCATTGATGCCCATATTCCGCAAACTACAAATGTTCATGGTATAGTCGATACTACGAACTTAGCTACACTTACCACCACCAATGCTCTCAATACTCGTCTAATTTCGCTAGAATTAGGCTTGGGAATTTTTGACTAGGAGATAGAATGCCAAACTATACAAGCCTGGAAACCCAGGTAACTGCAATCAAAAGTGAGATCTCCTCATCTCTTGCTGCCAGCGCATACACCGCACAAGACCTAGTCTATGTGGCTAAAGCACTTCAGGCGCTCAGTACAGTAGTAGCTCCTGACGGAGTGTCTAACCTCACTGTTAATGACAACATTTATCTTGGCACAGCCGCTGAAGCTTTTGCAACAACTGCCTCCCTTACAAATCCAACTTTAGTAGTAACAACCACCGCAACTGACTACGCTCAGATTGCATTTAGCAACCGCTCATCAAATGCTAACGCTTCAACAGATTTAATTCTTTACTCAAACAATGGTACCGATGCCTCTGGTTATATAGACATGGGTATTACTTCAAGCAACTTTGCTGACCCAGACTTTACCATTACAGGTAAAGGTGACGGTTACATTTTTATGGTTGGCGCCGAGGCAAGCTCTGCAGACCAAGGTAACTTGGTCCTAGCTACTGGTGACACAGGCACTCAGAATAAGATTATCTTTGCAGCTGGAGGTCTATCCTCTGATGATACTCAAATGGAGATCACTCCTGGAGTAAATGTTCATATTGAAATTGATACACCTTCTACATCTCCAACTACTGGTGCGCTCACCGTAGTAGGCGGAGTTGGTATTCAAGGCGACGTTAATATTGATGGAACAATTACCTTTGGTGGTGCTGGAACCACAGTTGAAACTTCAAATCTTGCAGTATCTGACCCACTTATCTTTACAGGAAACGTAAACCAAGGTGACGCTCTTGACCTTGGATTTGTTGGGGAGTACGCAAATACAATCTCTACAATCACAAAGACTGTATCTAATAAGGCTCTTACTTCTAACGTAGCAACTATTACTACCTCAGCAACCCACGGATTTTCTGTTGGAGACATCGCTGTTATTACTGGTGTGGATGCCACTTTCAATGGTACTTATTACGTAACCGGCGTACCAACAACTACAACTTTCACTTTTGATAAGACCAATGCCAACGTAACTTCAGCATCAGCTGCGGGTTCAGTGTCGGTATCTCTACAGCGTAGATACGCTGCTGTAGCAAGAGATGCTTCTGATGGTATTATCAAGTTTGCTAGAAATCTTACAACTAAGCCAACTTCTACAATTAACTTCTCAGAAGCTGGATCTAGCTTTGCAACTATCAAGGTAGGCGGAGCTGAGATTGGCTCTGTAACTAATACTGAAATTGGTTATCTATCAGGCGTTACATCTGCACTCCAAACACAGATTGACTCTAAAGCAACAGCTTCTTTATACGCTACTTTAGCTAGCCCAACCCTTACAGGCATTCCTTTGGCCCCAACAGCTACTGCCGATACTAACACTACACAGCTTGCAACTACTGCTTACGTAGTAGGTCAGGGATACCTTAAGTCTTCAACCGCATCATCTACATACGCTACTCTTAATAGCGCAGCGTTAAACAAGCCGGTGCTTACATCAGCATTTGAAACAGTTACAGTCTCAGCTACTGCTGCCACTGGAACAGTTAACGTAGATCTTTCGACTTCAGCAGTTAAGTACTATACATCTAACGCTACCGCTGACTGGACATTTAACTTCCGTGGGGATGGTTCAACAACTTTAAACTCCCTTCTTGCTAATGGTCAATCAGCTACTGTAGCTTTCTTGGTAACTAATGGCTCTACAGCTTATAAGCCAACAGTATTCCAAGTAGATGGTTCAGCTGTTACTCCTAAGTGGCAAAACGGTTCAGCGCCTGCAAATGGTAACGCAAACTCTATTGACTCATATACATTTACAATTATTAAGACAGCATCTGCAACATTCACAGTACTTGGTGCTCAGACTAGATTTGCGTAAGGAGTAAAGATGCCAATTATTGAGCAAGCAGGTAATCTTCTTACACCTTTTGGAGGAAGTGCTCCTGGTATTACTGCATCCAACCCTTATACAACTGTTGCACAAATTAGGTCAACAACTGTAAACGGAAATTATTGGATTAGATTATCTGGAATGTCAGCGGCACGACAAATGTTTATTGACACAGAAAATACTAACGGTCCTTCTGGAACAAAGTGGGTAAGAATATTCCTTCCTACAAGCTTTATATACAATTATAACAATTTCTCTGAAGATGTAGATGTTTGGTTAAATACAGATGTACCTACAATTATTAACGCTATGACTTACTTTATGTATTCATTTGTAAACACGTCAACAAATGTAAGGTCTCAATCTTGGTATTTTGGAAAACCTAGTGGTAATGCGTCTGCCTTTGTTAATACCCCACCTACTACGCACGGTGGAGAAGGTTCTCCGTTAATTACCCAAATAACTGCAACTAGAATGGCAGACGGTTCTTCTACTACACAATTTTTAAGAACAGGTGTTTCTAGTTTTAATTCTATGTGTGATGACTCACGAAGTTCTTTGTGGGGGTATATATGTTTAAAGGCAGGAAATACGTCTTCAACAGGAAGTGGAGGATTCTCCGACTTTCCATCTTATGCTTCATACTCAGTTGCCAATAACAATTCAGTAGTAACTCATTGCGCTAACTCTAACCAAATTTATAATGCTACGGACTGTACTTCTTCTAAACAATTTGCTATTTATGTGGGGTAACTATGTACGATAAAGTAAAAAATATAGTTGATACTAATGAGTCTGTTGTAGCCCTTGTTGCTGCCTCTTCTATGTGCCAAACATGCACAGATTGGATACCTTCGGTACTTAAGTCAGTGTGTGCCGAGTTTGACGTATCTGTAAATATTATCTATGTCGATAAAGAGTTTGTACCGCTACCTCCAGCACACTCTCCTACTACGTACTTTTATGTAAAAGGTGTCAAGGACCCAATGATTATTCTTGGCCCTGAACCTGAAGAACAGATAAAGCTTCGCTTAAATATGTGTTTTGAAGAGTTAGAGAGGTTAAAAGATGGCCATCTCACGTCTAGCGGTATCTAATCCAGCGCAAAATACAAATACCCTTATGTATACCCGCACTGGTTCTCGTGATGCCTTGGCATCAATTATTGCCACCAATAAGTCTTCTGATGCCGCAACTATCAGAGTTTGGGTAGTCCCTTCTGGACAAGATTCAACCCCTGCAAATCACGCCACTATTGCCTATGACTCAGCCGTGGGTGGTAATAACTCCCTTGAGACTTTTCGTTTTCCAGTAACCCCAAACGACAAGGTCTATATCCGCTCATCTAGCGCAGACGTTTCTTTCACGCTTTCAGGCATTGATAACACCAATGTATCAGGAACTGAATACGCAACAGCATTGGCAGCAGCAGCGGCAGCTCAAACCACAGCAGATACAGCCTTAACTTACGCCCTCGTTGGTCTATAATACAATAACACCTTAGGAGATCTCATGGCAACCTTTACAATGACGACGTTTAATACGGCGTTGCAGAACAAGCTTAATACTGCAAACGTATCCCTAAGCGCTCAGGACTACCTCCTTCTTACCAAGGCACTAAAAGATGCTATTGAGATTTCTGATGCCGTAGATACCCTTGCAGTAAAAGGTATTGCAAATGGCGTAGCCTCATTAGACGCAAACGTACAGGTCCCTGCAGCACAACTTATCAACGCTCTGCCTTCTCAAGCCTCTAACGCTAACAAGGTATTGACTACTAACGGATCTACAGCCTCTTGGACAGACTCCCCTACTTTTGCTTCTCTTTCTCCAACTATTATCTACGTAGGTACTGGCGCTGCAGCGTTTAATACTTCAGCCGGTCTTACTAGCCCAACTGGTGTATTTAATGTTACAAGTGCTAATGACTCATTTGGTCAGCTAGCTGTGCACAACGCTTCATCCTCATCTTCAACAGACATTATCGCTTACGCTAACAACGGTGTAGATGGTGCTGGTTGGATTGACATGGGTATCACCGGAGCTACATTTAACTCTGCTACTTACGGAATTACTGGGCCACACGATGGCTACATCTTTATGTCTGCCCCTGTTGGTACATCAGGTGCGGGTAACCTAGTTATTGCTACAGGTGATAATGGAACAGACAACAAGATTGTTTTTGCTGCTGGCGGTTACGAATCTGGAACTACACAGATGGAGATTACTCCAGACGTAAATGTTCATATTGAAATTGATACACCTTCTACATCTTCAACTACAGGTGCTTTAACCGTAGTCGGTGGTGTTGGTATTTCAGGCGATCTTAACATCGAAGGCGATGTTGATATCCAAGGAACAATTACATTTGGCGGTGCAGGAACAACTGTAGAAACAGCAAACCTATCGGTTACTGATCCGCTTTTATTTGTGGGTAAAGACAATGCAGCAGATATTTCAGATTTAGGGTTTATTGGAGAGTACTCTTCAACCGTATCAACAATTACAAAAACTGTCTCTAATAAGGCTTTGACTTCAAATGTAGCAACTCTTACAACCTCTGCTACTCACGGTTTTTCTGTGGGAGATTATGTTGTTGTATCTGGTGTTGATGCTACCTTTAACGGAACATATTTAGTTGCATCAGTCCCAACCACAACAACATTTACATACGCTAAAACAAATGCAAACGTAACCTCTGCAGTAGCTACTGGATCAGCGGTAGTTTCTTCAAACCGTAGATTTTCAGGAGTGGTGCGTGATGCCTCAGATGGCGTTGTTAAAGCATTTAAAGACGCAACTACCAAGCCAACATCTACAATTAACTTCTCAGAAGCAGGACTTGCTTATGCTGATTTTCGTGTAGGCGCATTAACTGCTTCCTCTCTTACTGTTGGGGACGTCTCTGCTACAGAGATTGGCTACCTAGACGGGGTCTCTTCTTCTATTCAAACACAGTTAAATGCTAAGGCGCCCTCTGCTAACCCAACATTTACAGGTACAGTAACCGTACCGGCTACAATTACAGCTCCTTCTTCAGTTGTAGTAACACTTCCTACAACTACAGGAACATTAGCTACAGTTGGTGATGTTAATACTGCTGTAGCAGCTTACGCACCTCTTATTCAGACTATAGCAACTCCTAGCTTTACTTCTAATGCTTATACAATTCAATCAACAGATAAAGACAAGATTATCTTGGCTTCTAATGGATCTACAGCAGGCACCGTAACAATTCCAACAGGAACATTTACTACAGGAACTGTTTTAAACATTGTTCAAACAGGTTCTGGTCAATTAACCTTAGCGTCTAGTGGAACTATTAACTCTACTGGTGCAACAGCAACTTCCCCTAAGCTACGTGCTCAGTGGTCTTCAGCAACTATTATTGTTACAGCTTCTAACACTTTCTTGGTTGTGGGAGATATAGCCTAATGCCAACGATTCTGGGAATCACCGCTTCTCAGATAAGCGGGCACTTAACACCGCCTTGGAGTCCACAAGGTGGCTTTGACGCACTTGCTTCTGTAACGGTACCATCAGGTGGAGCTGCGTCAATTACTTTTGATGGTATACCTACAGGATATAAACACCTACAGGTTCGTGCTATGAGTCGTTCAACAAATTCTCTTCATTATAGTCAAATATTTTTTACTATAAATAATACTTCAAGTTATTTTAGGCATTTGATTCTTTCAGATGCTGTTAATGCACCAGGAGCATATGGATACACATCACAGTCTTATGCTAGTTTGGGATATTTAGCAGGTGCTAATGCACTTTCTAATAACTTTGGTGTAGCAATTCTTGACATACCTGACTATACAAACCCAAATAAAAACAAAACTTACAAAGGATTATTTGGAGCTAATAATAATTCGCAAGCTAGCCCAGATACATATATGGGTATGGTAAGCGGTACTTTTCCTTCTACTGATCCAATAACTAAAATTGTATTTACTCCAGAAACAGGAAGTTTTGTTCAATATACTTCCTTTGCACTTTACGGGGTAAAATAAAATGCCTACTAGTACTCACGTAGCACTTAACACAGTAACTCTTGCTAGTGCAGCATCTGCTGCAACTTTTACTTCAATTCCTCAAGGTTATACTGATTTAATTTTAGTTTGCAATGTTGGTTCGCAAAGTACTAACGCATTTCCTTATTTGCAGTTTAATGGTGACACAGGAACTAACTATTCATTTAGTCAGCTGTATGGTACCGGTACTGGCGCTTTTAATTCTAGAGTAGCTAATACTAATCAATTATTCAATAGTGACGTATCTATGAAACAAGACGCTGTTAACGCCACTAATATTTATCATATAATGAACTACTCAAACACAACAACATTTAAAACATCTTTAAGTAGGCAAAACACTCTTAATGCGGCAGATTACAACGGTACATTAGCAGCAGTTGGGATATGGCGCAGTACTGCAGCAATTAATCGTATTGATGTTAAAGCAACTAGAGGTGGGACCGCTTACAATTTTATTGCTGGTTCTACATTTACTTTGTATGGCGTTAAGTCTTGGGCTGATGAAGCAACTCCTAAAGCAACTGGTGGGTATGTATACTCAGACTCTACCTACTGGTATCACGCTTTCCCATTCTCATCCACATTTACACCACTGCAAGCACTAACAGCTGATGTTCTAGTTGTTGCAGGTGGCGGAGGTGGAGGTAACGCTAACGGTGGCGGAGGTGGAGGAGCAGGTGGAGTCCTTGGTCTTACATCACAATCACTTACAACAACATCTTACACAGTAACTATCGGTGCTGGTGGGGCAATGTCAACTGATGGAGTTAATTCATCGTTTGCCTCTTCTATTGCGTTAAAGGGTGCTAGAGGTGCAAACGCCGTTACTAGTAACGCAATTGGTGGTTCTGGTACTTATGGTTCAGGCGGTGGTACGGGACGCGACCCTGTGTCAGGAGCTGCACAGTCTGGTGGAGCTGGAACCCCCGGACAAGGTTACAATGGTGGTAACGTACCAGCTGGTGGTAACGGAGGTTCCGGTGGTGGTGGAGCGGGTGGAAATGGAAACAACGCACCAGGAGATGATTCTGAACATAGAATTCCACCTAATGGTGATGGCGGTATTGGAACAAATGCTTATGCATCTTGGCTTGGTGCTACTGGGCTAGGTATTGCTGGATATATTGCTGGTGGCGGTGGCGGTGCTGGATACCAAGTTGTTAGAAATGCTGTTGGTGGTTTAGGTGGTGGTGGTCGAGGAACTATGGCTAACACTGGTTCTCTAGGCGCTACAGCCGGTATGTCAAACACTGGCTCAGGCGGTGGTGGTGGCGGTACTGGAGCATTTAAGTCAAACGGTATGCCAGGTGGTTCAGGCCTTGTTATTGTTAGATACGCGAAATAAAGGAGAGGGATAATGCCAGATAACCACGTACTGTTAGAAACAATAGAACTTACGCAAACTGCATCATCTGTTGTTTTTGATTTAATACCTCAAACCGGATATACAGATTTAAAACTCATTATTTCTGCAAGAAGCACTAGAGGGACTTATGCAGAAGATGGTCTTGGAATTAGACTAAATTCTTCTACAACTGGGTATACATATAAAATTCTTGGTGGTAATGGTGGTGGTTTATACAATTTAGATACATCTTACGAACAAACTTGGGTTTGTAACATTCCAGCATCTACCGCAACTTCTGGAGTATTTGGAAGCGCTGAAGCATACATACCAAACTACACAAGCAGCTTTGCAAAGAGCTATTCTGTAGAAGGAAATGCAGAAAACAATTCTTCTACAGGCTATATGACTATGGGTGCAATTCTTCAAGCGTCAACTTCTCCTATTACATCTATTACTTTATTGGCACAAAACGGCAACTTGCTTGCCGGATCTACCTTTAGTTTGTACGGGATAGCGGCTGCAGAAATTACTCCTGCTATTGCACCTAAAGCTACTGGTGGAAACATCGTTGCTAACGATGGTACTTATTGGTACCACGCTTTTCTTACTTCTGGAACATTTACTCCGCAGACCGCATTGTCTTGTAACTACTTAGTTATTGGCGGCGGAGGCAGTGCTGGACGATACGGCGGTGGTGGTGCTGGAGGTTACAGAACAGCAGCAGAAAATTTGACAGTGTCTAACTACACAGTGCTTGTTGGCGCTGGCGGAGCCAGTCACTACGCTAACTTCCAAGGAAATAACGGAACATCAAGCACTTTTTCTTCTATAACTTCTGCCGGAGGCGGTGGTGGTGGCAGCGTAGGCGGTAGTGTAGGTGTTGGATTAGCTGGTGCTTCAGGAGGTGGCGGTGGTAGCGATGGTGTTTATGCTGGTGGAGCGGGTAACACTCCCGCAACATCTCCAGCACAAGGTTTTGCTGGCTCAGCAGGCGGCGCATCTCACCCAAATTATTTTGGCGGTGGCGGTGGTGGTGCTACTGGTGTTGGTACAACTGGTTCAGGTTCAACAGGAGGTAGCGGAGGACCGGGTAGTAATGCCCACTCAACTTGGGCTTCTGCAACAAATACTGGTGTAAGCGGGTATTACGCAGGTGGTGGTGGTGGAGTTGGCTATGCCTACCCTGGCACTGGTACACCTGGCGTTGGTGGGGCTGGAGGAGGCGGAACCGCATCAAACATTGGTGATGGTTCTGGAACTCCAAACGCGGGTGTTAGAGGAACTGGCGGAGGTGGCGGTGCTGGTTTTAGATCTGACAACACAGGTAGCAACGCAGGCGGTTCAGGTATAATTATTATTAGATACGCAATGGTATAAGGAGATATAGATATGTCACATTGGGCCGAAATAGACGAGAACAATACTGTTCTACGTGTGCTTGTTGGTAATAACAGCGAGCCAGATGAAGGCGAAGCCTTCATGAATTCACTAGGTGGAACATGGGTAAAGACTTCTTACAATGGAAACATTCGCAAGAACTTTGCTGGTATTGGTTTTACCTATGATGCAGGGCGGGATGCTTTCATCCCACCTAAGCCATACGAATCTTGGCTACTTAATGAAGATACCTGTCTTTGGGAAGCACCTGTTCCATACCCAAATGATGGAGTCATGTACACATGGAACGAAGAACTAGCAGATTGGCAGGCGATTATCAATGAGTGATGTACCAAAGAAACTCGTAGTAGATGTAGCAGCAGGAACACAGCAGTACATAGATCTAACACCAGAAGAAATTCAACAGCGTGAGCTTGATGCTATTGAGTACGCTACACGCAAGGCAGAAGAAGATGCCGCTAAGGAAGCGCTAGATGCCCTTAAGGCATCTGCTAAAGCTAAGCTAGTTGCTGGTCAACCCCTAACTGAAGAAGAAGCCGCAACCCTAGTCATCTAAGGAACCTATCATGCCAGGATATTTAAGTAATAGGTTAGTAGCCTTCACCCCAGCGGAGAAGGCGGCTACAGACGCGGCCATTGAAATTATTCAAGGGGATATAGACGACCTATCCCTTAATATTGGCGTATAGTTACCCTAGGAATCAAGGAGAAACCACATGGCATTTACCACAGAAATTGGCAACGTTAAGTCAGAGATTAATGCTGGTTTAGCTGCTGCCCAGTACACAGCTAAAGACCTCGTATATGTCTCTAAGGCTATTGAGGCATTGGCAAACGCTGAGGCTAGCGGGGGCACCTTTGTTGATGGAACTTTCACCGGTATTATTTATGTAGGTAGTGGAGCTGCCACATTTAATACCGCTGCTGCTCTTACCAATCCTGTAGCTGTTTTTCAAACTACAGCCGCTGATTACGCTCAAATTGCGTTTAAGAACTCTAGTTCAGCTGCTAACGCTTCTACAGATATTATCGCATACTCAAACAATGGAACCGATTCAGATGGCTACATTGATATGGGTATCACATCTTCTAACTTCCTAGATCCTGACTTTACAATCACTGGTAAGGGCGATGGCTATATCTTTATGGTTGGAGCAGCTGGCGGAACTGATCAAGGTAACTTAGTATTTGCCACAGGTGATACCGGTTCTCAGAATAAAATTATTTTTGCTGCGGGTGGACTTGCATCTGACAATGAACAAATGTCTATTACTCCAGATGAGAATGTTCACATCGAGATCGATACACCTTCAACTAGCCCTACTACAGGTGCTTTGACAGTTGTTGGTGGTGTAGGTATTACTGGTGACATCAATATTGCAGGTAGCTTAACATTCGGTGGCGAAGGATCATCACTTGAGACCTCTACCCTGGCTGTAGCGGACCCCCTAATTTTCGTAGGTAGCAATAACCGTACAGACTCTGTAGACCTAGGTCTTATTGCAGAGTACGCAACCTCAACAACTACTATTACAAAAGCCATTTCTAACAAGGCTTTGACATCTAATGTGGCTACCCTAACCACATCTACAACCCACGGTTTTGCTGTTGGAGATATCGTAGTTGTTGGAAGCGTAGATGCAACGTTTAACGGAACTTACGTAGTCAAGGCTGTTCCTACTACGACTACCTTTACATATGACAAAGAAAATGCCAACGTAACATCTGCCGCAGTATCCCCAGCAGGTACAGCAGAAGTTACAACTAAGCGTAGATTTGCCGGAGTTATCCGAGACGCCTCTGATGGCGTAGTTAAGTTCTTCAAGGACGCTACAACTAAGCCAACCTCTACCGTTAACCTAGCAGAAGCCGGTGCTTCATATGCAGGTATTGTTGTAGGTAGTGCTACAATTGGTTCAGTAACCAATACTGAAATCGGGTACTTGTCTGGCGTCACAAGCGCTATTCAAACTCAACTTGCTGCTAAAGCAGTTTACCCAACTCAGACTTCTAACAGCGGTAAGTACCTTACTACTGATGGAACAAACACCTCTTGGGCTACAGTAGACGCCCTGCCTTCACAATCAGGCAACACAGGTAATTACCTGACTACTGATGGTACTACTGCTACATGGGCAGCTATTACTACAGATCCAAATCCACAAATCTTCATGCTTATGGGAGCCTAAATTATGCCAACAGCTTATAAAGTACTAGGTAGAAAGCACTCAGCGGCTACCACGATGGAAGAGCTTTACGCAGTTCCATCAAGCACTAGCGCAGTAGTTTCTACAATCACTATCTGCAATATCACAAGCTCAGCTAAGACATATCGTATTGCTATTAAACCAGCAACAGGTACTACTCTAGCTTCTGAGCACTATATTGCTTACGATGCAACTATCGCTGCAAATGATACTGTCGCACTTACACTTGGAATTACTCTTGCTACCTTGAACTCAATTCAGGTATACGCATCAGCAGCAACAGCTCTAACATTCCAGGCTTTCGGTTCTGAAATATCCTAATAAGGGGGAATAACCAGCATGGCTATTTCCAGATCTAGTAAGTCAAGTCTTAGTACTGGCATGCAAAAATCAACACGTTTTAGTGGCGGAGCTTTGCCTTCAACACCTACTGTAGAGTATTTAGTAGTAGGTGGCGGTGGAGGCGGAGGAATCAACCGTGGTGGCGGCGGTGGAGGTGGAGCAGTAAGAACTGCTACTGGATTCTCAGTAACACCTGGAACCCCTATTACTGTAACTGTCGGTGCTGGTGGCACTGGTGCTTGGGTAAGCCAATCAGGTGGCGGTGAAGGTGGTAGCTCTGTATTTGGAACAATCACTGCAAATGGTGGCGGTCGTGGAGCTGGATATAATGACCCCGCAAGTAACCCTGGTAATGGTTCTGGTGGTGGTGGCTGTGGTTCTAATGAATCAACTAGAATTGCTGCAGGCGGCGGTGCTTTTGGAGGTAACGGCGGAAACGGTTCTGCTGCTTCAGGTGCTGGCGGAGGCGGAGGCGGAGCTGGTGGCGCCGGTGGCGCTGGTGGTGGTACAAACGGCGGTACTGGTGGCGCAGGAGTTGCATCATCCATTACAGGAACAAGTATTTTTTATGGTGCAGGTGGTGGGGGTGCTAACCAAGGTGGTTTTGCAGCTACTGGTGCTGCTGGAGGATCCAGCGTAGGTGGTGCTGGTGGAAATGGTTTTATGGGAAATGATGGGACTGGAGCTGGTTGGTGGGCTACTGCTTTTACTGGCTCAGGCGGTGGTGGCGGTTCTGACAACGGTGCAGCTAATAGTGAGACAGATCGAAGCATGACTACTGCTGGTTCAGGGTCATCTGGAATAGTTGTAATTCGATATGCAAATACTTTTGCAGATGCAGCTTCATTAACTGGTGGCGCAACATACACAAACTCTGGTGGGTTTAAAGTTTATACATTTTACGGAAGTGGGAGCATAACTTTCTAATGGCTATTCGTAAATTTACATCTTCTTCTTTTAGCGGTACTAAAATTAATAATACAACTACTAGCACATCTGCTGGTGGTACCAGCATTATTATGGATTATTTAATAGTTGCTGGTGGCGGATCTGGTGGGCACGATAATGGTGTCGGAGCTACCGCAGGTGGTGGTGGAGCGGGTGGGCTTCTTCAGGGAACAAATTTTGCAGGAACTATCGGACAGACATACACAGTAGTTGTTGGTGCAGGCGGAGCAGTACCCTCTCCAGGCGGCGGTAATTCTGGAGCTAACTCATCTTTTGCTGGAATAGTTACAAGAGGTGGCGGTAACGGCATGCGATATACAGGCAGTTATTATTCTACTGCATCACCAGGCGGCTCAGGCGGTGGTGGTGGTTATTCTGCGCAAACCACACAGGGTTGGAACAAAGGTGCATCAGGTATTCCAGGTCAAGGAAACCGTGGTGGTAATGGTTCAGGAACATTTAGTAATAACTCTCCATACACAGGTGGTGGAGGTGGTGGAGCAGGAGCACAAGGCGTAGATGTAACAAATCTTGGTTTTGGTACAGCAGGTGGAGCAGGTATTACATGGAACGGAACCACCTATGCTGGTGGTGGAGGTGGGCAAGCTGGTGGTGGTGGTGGTAATGCAACGTCAGCAGGAGCTGGCGGCTCAGGTGGCGGTGGCGCAGGCGGTTTAAACACTAATGGGTCAGCAACAAACGGAACAGCAAACACAGGTGGTGGAGGTGGTGGGGCCTTTGGCTCAAACAGCAACATTGCAGGTGGAGGCGGATCAGGTGTTGTAATACTTCGCTACGCAGATTCATATCCAGCAGCAGCTGCAACTACTGGGTCTCCAACGATTACAGTAAGCGGTGGGTTTAGAACTTACAAATTTACTGGGAATGGGAGCATAACTTTCTAATGGCACACTTTGCTAAACTTGATGCAAACAACTTGGTTATTGATGTTCATGTTGTTCACAATGATGTAATTACTGTTGACGGTCAAGAATCAGAACAAGCAGGTATTGACTTTTTAACTGGTCTTTTTGACCACCCATACTGGAAACAGACCTCATATAATGGGTCTTTTAGAAAGCGTATGGCGGGTATATTTTATACTTATAACCCTACGCTAGATGCTTTTATTCCCCCAAGAGAGTTTTCTTCATTTGTATTTGATGAGGCTGAGCTACTCTATGTGCCTCCTATTTCCCGCCCAAATGATGAAAAAGACTATTACTGGTGTGAGGTAGATAAGGACGGAAACGTAGTACAGAACTGGGTTGAATACTAAGCCAAAGCCTTCCCTGGCTGGTAAACTACAATACATAATAGACGTTAGGACTTAAACATGGTAGCAGTATTTCCCAATAGCGTAAGACAATATACCCCTCAACAGGACCTTGTCAATACGATTATCGCTGACAACGTTAACTCCCTCCAGGAGGAAGTTAAGAAGATTGAAGAAGTCCTAGGTAGTGCGGCTACATCGCAAAACCCCCTTACCTCTACATGGACTGGATCATTCTCTCAGGCTACTACTTGGGGAACTCTCTATGACCGTATTGCTAATATTGAATCTGGACTTATTGCCGGCGTAACAGGGTTGCTGCCAAATATTGTACGTGGAGATCTTGTTATTGGATCTGGCACATCAATTATTGCTAGACTAGCTCTAGGTGCAAATGGAACTGTTCTAACAAGTAATGGAACTACAGCAACTTGGGCAGCACCGGTAACATCTTATGTTGCACAAAGTAATGGAACCGTATCAGCAGCTTCTACATCATCAGGAGTTGTCCGAAATGTTTGGACTTCTACATCAGCCCCAACAAGCGGACAAGGTGCTGATGGGGATGTCTGGTTAGTTTACGCCTAATGCCAAAAGTTCGGGTATCGGGCGCTTGGAAAAACCCGAAGAGTGTTTTTGTAAAGGTCACAACAAGTGGATCTTCTTCTTGGCGTACCGTTACAGAAGGTTGGGTAAAAGTATCTGGTACCTGGCGTAAAGCTTACGGCCTACCTCCTAGTCCACCAACTATTACCGGAACTACTATGGCTGATGGTCAAGCCTTTGGAACTACAGCAGTTGTTTCTGTAGCATTTACTCCTGGCGCTGAAGGTGGATCACCTATAACAGGATTTACAGTAACCTCTTCTTCAGGAAATACTAACACTGGTGCCTCTTCTCCAATTACTATCTCAGATAATATTGGAACTTCTAGAACTTACACAGTAACTGCAGACAATATTTATGGAACTAGTGAGTCGTCTACAGCATCTGCCTCAATTACTCCGGCTACTATTCCTCAAGTACCTACTATTGGTACTCCTTCAAGAGTAAGCAACTCTGCAGTATCTCTACCGTTTACTGGATCTGATGGTGGATCCCCATTAACTAGCCTTGCTATTACCTCCTCTCCTACAGTAACTTTAAGCTACACGGGTGTAAACTCCCCTGTTTCTATTGCAGGAAGTTTTGTTACTGGCCAATCTTACACATTTATAATGAGTGCAACTAGTGCTCGTGGTTCTTCTGCAAATAGTGCAAGCTCTAGTGGGGTAATACCCAACCCTACGCCTCCGCCTCCTCCACCTCCTCCTCCTGCTCCTCCTGCTCCACCTCCTCCTCCTGCTGTAACTTGTGGTGCATGCCAGCTGTATACTGTTGAACAACCTACATGTAATGGTGAAGATAGCTACTTTGGTATTTACAGTGGAACTAGACAAACCTGTTCTGATGGAACTTTTAGAACCTGTACAAGCTTAACGTTTTCTGGTTTCGGTGGGTTAATTGAGGCAAACAATCGTTCATGCGGTGGAACAGGTACGCCTCCACCACCACCTCCGCCTCCACCTCCACCACCAGTTGATCCACCAACACAGTACACATATTGCCCAAGCCTTGGCTACAGCATTCCTATAGGTAGTTTCTGCCCAGGATTTACGCCTCCGCCTCCACCGCCTCCTCCACCTCCTCCACCTCCAACTGGAAGTTGTTTCTTCTGTCCTGAGGCTCTAGGATGCTTCTGCATAGGATCTACATGTTTATGCTAGACTTAGAAATATACTTAGGAGAATAAATGATCATACATAAATTTGCTATTGTAGTTGATGGCGATGTAGCCGGAACTATCAGCATAGATGACACAAATACGTCAGCATCTGCTCGTAGGCACATAGCGGCATATAACTCGGACCCAAAGATTATCCCAGTTCCTTCGGATTTAGAAGTAGCGTATGGATGGACTTATGAAGATGGTATCTTTGTAAGTCCTCCTATCGCTGATACGGGTTCTGGTGAATCTGAGGTAGGGTAACCATGTCAAATGAACTGACTCCTTGGCAAAAATGGAAACAAAATTTAGGTGAAACACGTCCTTGGGATATGCTTAATCCTAATGTAGAGCAAGTTTCAGATGAAGAACAGACTAGGCGTTTTGCTATATGCAAAGCCTGTCCAGAATTATTGCCGATAACTAATCAGTGCAAGAAATGCGGGTGTGTTATGAACTTAAAAACAAAACTATCAAAAGCTACTTGCCCTATAGGTAAGTGGTAATATGTTTAATGCAAAGACATTAGATAACTTTTTAAGTCTAGAAGATGCCTCTAAGGTAGTTGACGCTCTTTCAGCTACAGATGGTTGGGGACGATCAGATGTTGCATTCTGGGATAATAGAGTAATTAACACTCCTGACGTAAACAGATTGCTTGGGCCTGAAATAGATGCCATAGTTTTTGAATCAACTATGAAAGTTAAAGACTTTATAACTAAAGAGTACGGACTAGAAGAAGACTTGATTCCAGATATTGTATCTTTATGTCGTTGGTTTCCGGGAATGGAACAACCACCTCATGCAGATGATATGACTAACTCTGAGATTAAAGGTTTTGAGCATAGAGTGTTCGGAGCAATTATCTATCTAAATGATAACTACGAGGGTGGTAAAACTTATTACCCCACTCATGGAGTTGAGATAACCCCTAAAGCTGGTTCTTTAGCAGTGCATCCAGGAGACCCTGAACATCTTCATGGAGTAACTAAAATTGAAGGAAACGTTAGATATACAATTGCTTCATTCTGGACTTATGACAAGAGCAAGAGTTATGTCTGGTCCGCACATTAATGACCCGGGCTATGAGGTTCCCGAAAATACAATTGTTGTAGTACCTCATACCCCAGGTCAAACCGGATTTTATAAAGAAATTCTTTTTCCTTTAAAGGGAGAAAGTAAAAGAGATTGGTTTACCGCACACTTTTACTATTGTTTGCCGCTAACCATTGGTAATCAATATGGGGTTGCTGTTAGATCTGCATATACCTTTGAGGCTTCTTGGCCTGGTGGGGAAGCCCCAGCTTTTTTAAAGTTTGAGAGTACTGATGGCATTCCAGAGCAAGCTATCTCTACTCATTTTAACAACGGAATTATTACTTTTCAAAACTTTTTTGCTTTAAAGACCCCTCCAGGAATTAACTTAATGACTATTCAGCCCCCTAATATGTTTATTCCAGGCTGTGTAGCTATGACTGGAGTTGTAGAAACAGATCAAATACGGCGTGACTTTACTTTTAACCTAAAGATAACAGTCCCAAACTACACTATAAAGGTAAACAAGGGTGACATAATCGGTGCTTTTATACCTATCCCTAGATACTTTGTAGATAAGTTTGATATATCTTTAGTTGGAGATGTGTTTGCTGAAGAGTTTCATGTAAATGAGGTTAATGAGGCAAAAGTTTTAGGTGAAGAACGAAGCACCACGGATAGAGAAAAAAACCATATGGTGGGCAGACGTTATTTTAAAGGCCTACATTCAGATGGAACTCGGTACACAGACCATCAAAAGATCATTTAATAGGCCTGACAAATAGGCCATCCTCTTAGACAATAAGACTATACACAACAGGTTTGGAAAGTAGACAAATGCGTGGAGATCAGCGTGAAGGCAGGTTTAATATCGCCTATGAGCGTGGTTCTAGCGTGTCAGGGACCAGCGTTGAACTTGTTCAAACTGTGGGTACCTTTGTAGACTGGTGGATCTTTGATAAAGTCAATACTGTCGTAGACCCTATCTATGACGTGGGATCTTCAACTATTGGTGGAGGTCGTAAGTGGCTTACCCCATTTACTATCCCTGTAGTTAACGCCCACCTAGAACAAGGCGCTACAGTACAGAGCGACCGAGGTTTCTATAACACAGATACCCTGACTATTACCATTAATATTGACGTTGTCGAAAACCACTTAAACTTCTATGGTGGAAATGCCTCTAATCGTCGTGAGCTTTCAACTGTCGAGATCAACCCAGATGCCTATCTACGTGATAGAATTGTTTTTAGAAACCAAGTGTTTTCCCCAACACAGGTCTCACCACGAGGTATAATTAAAGATAGATACACCTTGTTACAGGTATCCTGTGAGCAAGTCAACGCTGAAGAACTTGTCAATGATTCGCAGTTCCAGTACTATGCTGGGTACACTGCCTTTGATGAGACTTCAATCTAAAGGAGACACCATGGCAATTGTACACGACACTTTTACGGTAGGGACTACCGCTACCTTAATTGCAACAATACCAGAAGGAAATCCCACTACTACGGTAGCCGTGGTCAATGACGACAACTCTTCAATTTTTATTGGAGACTCTACCATCTCTGTTTCTGGGGCTAACAAAGGGCTTACAGTAGTAAAGAGCACTAACTACAGAATTGATTTAAATGCTGGAGACAAGCTTTACGCTATATCATCAGCTGGCACTTCTGCAAACGCAGTGACTATCCTGTACTCTACGGTTACTCGCTAATGGCAAAAGTAAAAGTTGCTGGCAAAGTACACGAAATTAAAAAGAACAAAAAGGGTGACGTTATAGTAGACCACGCTGGGGATAATGACCCTAAGTGGGATAAGATTAACCTAACCAAAAAAGCTGGAGCAAAGACAGTCAAGGAAGGCATCAAAGCCACTAAAGACTGGCATAAGAAAAACCCCCATATCGGAAAGAAAGGCAAGAAATAATGTGCGTTAAATGTGGTTGCGGAAAGAAAAAAGGCGAGCCTGGCTACGGCAAGGGTAAGAAGTCAGACTCAAAGAAGATGTCTCCAAAGCAGAAGAAGCTTGACATGGACAAAGACGGCAAGCTAGAAGGCTCAGACTTTGCTGCTCTACGAAAGAAGAAGAAGTAATGTGCGCCACTTGTGGCTGTGGTAAGCCAAAAGACAAGCACGGCATGAAGACCCTAGCTGCTGCTAATAAGAAGTATGATAAGAAGTCTGACTCTAAGGGCAAGGCTAAGAAAGCTAACATAGTACGCAAGAAGGGTATGTAGTGGCTAAGTACACCGAGAAGTCAGACAAGAAGCAGGACGCTAAGGACACCAAGGGCATGACCCCTAAGCAGAAGGCGGCTTTTCATAAGGCTGACAAAAAGCATCGTAAGCCTAAGTCTCAAGAAGACGATGCCAAGATGGACAAGAAGATCATTAAGAAGATTAAAAAGAAGTAGCGATTTAACCCCCGTAAGGGGGTTTTTTCGTTTATGATTGTTATTAACGCCGGAGTAATCCGGAACCCTGCTTGTAACACCCTGCGCCTTCCTATGGAGGATTTATGATTAATTTAGCTAATCGGCTTGCTCGTGAAGAGACTGATGCCGATAAACAGGAGTTTGTTCGTGGCTTAGCCAGCCTTGACCAAAACGGTGGTAAGAAAATCGTTGTTGGTTTTGCTGCAGGGTATTTGCTATCGAATTGGCTCCGTAATCGTGGCTAAAGTTAAATCATTTTTATACTCTATTCTAGAGCAGGTTGCCGAGCCTCATACTAAAAAATACGAAACTGAAGACTTGCGTGCCCATGCAACCTCATATGGGTGGCCTCAGGAAATCGTAAGCAGTATGTCTATTGACCACACCGGTACCATAAAGTTTTCCCACCCTAAGCATAAAAAGATGGCGGAAGATTTAGAGTATGGTACTCAAGATATACCGCTTTCCCCAGCTATTAGAACATACTTACAGGGGGTAATGTAATGCCATTTCTTATTAATGAAGATGAAGCTCTAAAGACTTTGCTTCAAGGCATCACTGTTTCAGACAGTGGTAACCCATCCCGTCCTGTAGGGGTCTACTATGGGCAGCCAGATAAAGACATCCGCCAGCAGATCTATCCTTACATTACCCTAGATTTAGTAGGAGTACGTGAGGATACAGAGCGTGCTCACAGAGGTGTGGTAAACCTAACCTACACCCCAGAAGGTTATACACCTAACCTTAATGAGGATGACTCTATTAATCAACCCGTTGAATTTCCTATACCGGTAGATCTTATCTACCAAGTCTCAACATGGTCCCGCCAACCTCGTCATGATCGTCAGATTATGGCTAAGTTGTTTGCACCTGGTAGACTACCATTTAGATTTGGGCAACTACCCATTCCTCAAGACGGAACAAACCGTCGTTTGGATATGTTGGGGTTCTCAAAAAGAGACACTACTGAAGGTGGCAAGCGCCTCTTTAGCAATGTCTATAACATTCGTATAAGCTCTGAACTATTCGTTGATCAACTCACCGCTGTGTATCAGGTAACGGATGTCAATACATCACTCATATCTCAAACTATACCTTTTACTATAACTCAGTAAATAATCCGGCCTCACTAAGAAAACAACCTAACCGAAGGAGTAACCCCGAATGGCAAACTTTGCCCGTCCCGGAGTCTATATCCAAGAAGTAGCTCTGCAACAATCTGTACAGCCTGCAAACACTGCAAACGCTGTCGGCGCATTTGTTGGAGCTCTTCCTAAAGGTCTTACGACTGCACCAGTACTAGTTAGTACTTGGACAGATTTTGTTAAGGCTTTTGGTGGATTAAATGACTCATTCCCAACCACTTGGGCTGCCTATAACTTTTTTGCTAATGGCGGCCGAGATCTATATGTAAAGCGTGTAATTGGAGCGTCATCTGCTACAGGTTCAGTAGTAATTAACGATGGTCCTGGAAGTACAACTACTACCACAGCTACCGTTACAGCAGCCTCTGCTTCAAGCGGAACTGTTACTTACACAGCTACTAATACGTTTTCTGTTGGACAGACAGTATCTATTACCGGTCTTTCAACATCAGCGTTTAACCTATCTAACGTAGAAATTGCGTCTCGTTCAGGATCACAATTTACCGTTACCAGTGCTGCTACTGGAACTGCTGTTACAGGCGCTTCAGCAACAGCAACTGTTACTGTTACTGTAACTCCAAACCCAGTATTTACAGTTACCGCAGTTAACCAAGGAGCATGGTCTACTAGCTACTCAGTAGCTATTACTGCAGGAGGATCTGCTAATCGTTTTGGCCTTGAAGTCTATCAAATAACTGCTGTTGGTGGATCAACCGCTGTTAACTTAGTAGAGTCTTATAATGATCTAAGCATGGTTTCTACTGACAGAAACTTTGTGCGCTCAGTTATTAACTCTAACCCTACATCCGTAATTACAATTGGTACCACAGGATTTGACGCTACTAAGTTCCCAGGTGTAACTGCTACTGCATTAGGAATTACTGGTGGAGCTGACGGAGCAGCACCAGTACGTACAGATTACGCAGCATCATGGACAACATTTGATTCTGTAGTTAATCCTTTAGTTATGTACGCACCAGATGCACCGTATGCTGCAACAGGAACTTTGACTGCAGGAATTCACGGAGATGCGGTATCTTATGCTGCTGGCCGCGACGATGCGTTTGTAGTTGTTGATACTCCTTCTGGACTATCAGTTACTGCAGCTCAACAACAAATTACGGCTACTTCAGCTATCTTTGCTGCAAATAACACAGGAAATATTGCGGCAGCGTATTTCCCATGGTATAACATTCCAGACCCAACTAAGAGCATCGGCGTAACTCGCCTACAAGCTCCAGGTGCAGGAGTTGTTGGACAATACCTTGCTACTGATGCAAGCCGTGGTCCAGCCAAGACTCCAGCAGGTTTACAGAATGTTATGGCTCTTGCCGTATCTACTCAACACCTATTTACTAACGCTGAGCTTGACACTATTAACACAAGCGTAGACCCTATCAATGCTATCCGCCAGGTTCCTGGTGCAGGCATTGTTATCATGGGTGGCCGTACTCTTGATAATACACCAAACAACCGTTATATCAATCTTCGACGTTCTTTAATTTACATCCGAAAGTCAATGAATGATCTAACATCATTTGCCCTTTTTGAGAACAATGATTCAACTCTTTGGTCTCAAATTAATACATCACTAAATAGTTTCCTTCGTAGCTACTGGCAAGCAGGTGGCCTACGTGGAACAAATCCAAGTCAGGCATTTTATGTCTTGTGTGATGCTACTAACAATCCCTTTACCGAAATTCAAGCCGGTAGAGTTAACATTGAAGTCGGCGTTGCGCTTGAATACCCAGCAGAGTTTGTTGTCATTAAGCTTGGACAACTAACCGGAAACGCATCAGCGTAAAGGAGACAGATAAAAAATGGCCGCATTTCAAAATCCACTAAGTACTCTGATGACGGATCCAGTCCGTAATTTTAGATTCTTAGTCACATTTATTCCTACAGACGAGTGGAAAGACACAGCTAAGCCAGCAAAGATGGGGTTTGTTTCTCTATCAGGTCTTAGCGTAACCACAGAACCGATTGCCTATCGTGAAGGTGGATACAATACTAACGTCCATCAGATCCCTGGTCAATCTGCATTCACCCCTATTACTCTCTCTAAGGGAGTAATGTTGGGTCAAGACTCAAACATCAAATGGATGAAGCGTCTGTTTTCAGTTATCACACCTAGTGTTACTAGTGGTGTGGGTGCTGGATTCCGTGCAGACATCGACATTCAGGTTTTGAGCCATCCAAATCCTCAGGCAAGTACAGGTGCTGCAACCGCTCAGGCTCAGGCAGGAACGGCTTACGATCAGCACACATCACTTCGCTTTAAGGTCTACAACGCATGGATCTCATCACTCTCATACAGCAACCTAGATGCAGGAGCTAATACCCTTATGGTAGAAGAAATGTCTCTAGTGCACGAAGGGTTTGACGTAGTTTACGCAAAAGACTATACACTAGCTAATACCGCTAAAGAAATCAATTAATTAAAGAATAGGTGAACAAGATGACTACAGATACCGTTATAAATGCGACACTCGATCCAGCTTTAGCAAATGACTTAGCTAATAAAGCTATGAAACCTTCTGATCAGGTGGTGGCTAGTAGTGCCCCTAAAGTAACTACTACGCCACCGCCCGATACAGATGTAGAACTATTGGGTGGACTACTAGATCCAATCAAGGGTTTTATTTCTACAGCAGAGGTTAGAGAATTAACTGGATTAGACGAAGAGATTATCTCTAAGATTACAGATCCAGGCAAGGCTCTTTTAACAATCCTTGAAAGAGCAACCGTAAAGATTGGCGACGAACTATCCGATAAAGACACGCTAGACGCTCTTTATGCAGGTGATCGTGAGCTACTTCTTTTGGCAATTAGAAAAGCTACTTTTGGTTCTGACGTTAAATTAGGACCTGGAGAATGCCCTAGTTGTTCAGTAGAACAGACGTTTGAAGTAGACTTGACTAGAGATGTGCCCCTTAAGAAACTTGAGGGAGAACACACATTTACTGTTAAGTGTAAGGTTGGAGAAGTTGTAGTTAGCCTTCCTACAGGAAGCACTCAAAAAGCTATTGTAACTTCTACCAACAAAACCTCAGCAGAATTGGATACAATTCTTCTGAAAAACTGCATTGAATCTATCAACGGTGCCCCAGTTTTGGGTATGGATGACGTTAGACGACTAAGTCTTAAAGACCGTAGAGATATTCTTGAAGAGATTACAAACCGCAACCCAGGCCCACAACTCAGTAAAATTAAAATCCCATGTCAGTCTTGCGGCGCGGAGGTACCGCTTCCGCTAACTTTAGCGGAATTGTTTCGTTAACGAGATTGATTACGAACTGCTTATGGATATGCAGGACTTATTAGTTCAGAACTATCCAGGGTGGACACTAAACGAGGTACGCAACCTAAGTATTAGAGAGCGTATAAATTGGCTAGAAAGAGCTACGGCTAGAATAAGGCGGTGATGTAAATGGCAGGTGCAATCGGAAATATGGAAAACCCTTCCGATGCTCAGTCCACCCCTCTTTCAGCTATGGGAAGTGACGTTGAGTTTGAAGGCATGCCTAAAGGCTTTATTAAATACTTTAGAGAAGCTAAAAAACTTGTAGATCAAATTGCAGATGAGTGGAGTAAGGTCCTTAAGGACACTGAAGCTTCTGCAACTAGATTAGGTTCTGACAAACCTGGTTCTGGACGTCTTGGCCTTGGTTCTTTTAGCCGTGCTGAAAAAGTTGGGATGGGCATTGGCCTAGCAGGTTTTGGTGCCGCTACATATACCGCTGTTGCCCCTAACACTATGGCCGCAGTCACACAACGCATGGGTGCAGATACCTATGCTGGCCTTAGCGGCATGTCTTCACGCCAAGCAATTATGCAGGCTAACCGACAAGTAGGTGGCGGAGCAACAAGCGCTATGGGCCCAACCATGGCTGCAATGAACTTAACCTATCAAGGTGGTTACACAGCTAGCTCACTAAGCTCTAGAAACATTATGTCACAAATTGGTGGCATGAGTGCCATGTCTGGTATGAGTAACGAAATGGCTGCTGCAAGTGTGGCAGGGATGAACGGTATGAGTTTCTTACGTGCCGGTGTTCAAATTCGTGATCCTCAAGGCAATCTAAAACCACCTAATACAATTATTAATGATGTGTACCGCTTCTTATATCGCGGACAAAAGATTACAAAACAACAAGCTGCTCTCGTAATGAACCCTGGAAGTAAGGGTTATGCAACTCTTCAGCAGATTACTGGTGGCGACCCTCAGCTAATGCAGATGATTCAATCAGGAATTATTGCACGTGCTAGCGCAGGTAGCGACAGTAAGTTTAGCTCTGCCATGAATAGCAAAGATCCAAACACAATGCTTAACGTATTGGGTGTAGATAAAAGCTCACCTATTCGTTCTAATTTTAGATTTAATTCTAGTGAGAATAGAAAACTAGAATCAACTGAAGAAGGTTTAGTTGGCGGGTACAACGTATCTCTTCGCACTACCGCAGCCCTTAACGATGCCTACAGTGTTATGGCAGATACTCTTGGCCCGGTTAACGATGGCTTAATGACTCTTAAAGGAATTTTACAAACGCTACCTAACGCAGGAAATATGGGCGGAGCTATTGCTGGGTTTGCAGGTGCACTTGCAGGTCTTGCATCAACCATCATACAAGTAGCTTTAGTAAGCAGATTACTTGGGGGTGCTGGCGTTGCTGGACTTCTTGGTAAGGGTGCAGGATTAACTGCTGGCCTAGCAACTGCTGGAACTGCGGCAGCTGTAGGTTTAGGTGCTGGCGTTGCAGGGTTTGGAGTTGGTAAAGGTGGAAAAGCTTTAGGAAATAAACTAGGTACATCTAATACAGTGACTCGTACAGGCAGTACTTTAGCAGGTGCCGGAGCTGGTGCTGCTATTGGAACTATGATTATGCCTGGTGTTGGAACCGTAGTTGGTTCTGTTCTTGGAGGCCTTGGAGGTTTCTTTGGTTCCGGTGGTCCACATGATCACGGTAATTTAGGCGTTGGTGGCCCTAAAGAAAATGCTTCTCCAACTCCATATGCTAGTCCTGTTCCAAAAGCAACCCCAATTACTTCTCCATTTGGTCCAAGAGATAATTCTCAGAACCCACAAATTTCTTCTAACCATAAAGGTATAGACTTTGGTACTCCATCAGGTACAGCTTTAACATCTATCACAGATGGCGTAATTAGTGTTATGGGAAATGAAGCTAAGGGTTACGGTCGTTGGGTTGAAGTAAAACACGAAGACGGTACAGCATCTCGTTACGCACACTTGTCACAAGTCAATGTTTCTAAGGGACAAAAGGTTGTGCCAGGACAAGTTATTGGTAGGTCTGGAGGAAAAAAGGGGCAACCAGGTGCAGGTAACTCTACAGGTGCCCACCTTCACTTTGAAATTCTTAATGAGCGTGGGGTTAAAGTTAATCCAGCACCATACTTAAGCGGTGCTCCTGCGTCTCCTATTAATGGAAGTATGACCGCTTCAGCAGCAGCCGGTCCTAAAGCACACGGATCAGATGCAACCTGGTCAGCTAAAAAAGCTACTTCTAAAGCTAAGTTTACCGGCAAAAACGTAAAGCAACTTTCAAGCCCTGCCCTTACTACTTCACTAAGTACAGCAGGGTATAACGAAGATGTTGGAGGACCTTCAGCCGCAATGAACGTTGGTGTGTCTTCATCATCAGGTAGTTCTAAGAACGTTGTTATTAACTTACAAATGAAGGTAAGTATTGCTCAAGGTAGTGTTCAAGAAGCAGATCGTCTAGTAAGATTAGTTGGTAAGAAGCTTACCGATAGTGATGTACTTAAAAAGATTGGAAGTGCTCTTTAATGGCTACTTACTATTATGCAAATGTTAAGCGCTATCAAGATGAAGAAGGTAGGCTTGAAGCCCAGTATATAATGCGTAACACACGTATTACATCTGCCAATCATAAAACAAACACTAAATTTTATGTGTACTATTTAGTTGAGGTTTATGCAACTAGTATTAGTAATTTTGCTACTTGGGTAGCTACAGGTGCTAACGGAACTTTTGCTGGAACTCTTGTTTCTCCTAACTCAGGAACTAATGAAAACAATGGGTTAGCTAATGGTTTGACTACAAGCACTACAGCTAGTGCAAATGCTGCTGCAAATCAAGTGCAATTTGTTACACAAGGGGCGCTTACAAACGATAACGGACGTTTAAAAGTTAGCTTTAGTCGCAAAAGTGGGGCCACAAATACAACGGTAATTGCTACCCCAACAGTAGCAATTCAGTGGAAAAGTGATGCTAGCCCTAACTGGACAAAGATACCTGACAATAGAATAAACTGGGGAACCCCAAATAACGTTGTACCAAGCATTACTTGGACTACTGTAGTTACTGCGCCTGTTTTTCCTTTAGTTGCTATTCAAGCTGTTATAAAAGAACTATATGGAGATACTCCTCAGCTGCAAAAAAATGAAGTTTTAGCACAAAATCAAATTCAAATTTTAACAAACTACACTTGGGATAAATGTACCTCATTATGGAACTTTGTTGTAAACTACAAAACTAAGCAGTTTGGTGGTAAAGGGTATCAAGCACATTGGACCTGTACAAAAAATGGAGATCAGTGCAGACAAGTTTCTCCAGAACCAAGTGCTAACGATTTATCTACAAAAACAAAGTTAGCTACTTGGACTAAAAAATATGTAACTAAACCAATGATTGACGCTAAGTCAAATGCAGCATGCGGTGAAACTTCTAGTGGTAATGGTCTAAAAGATATTACTACTGTAACTCCTCCTAAGGGACAGACTAGATGGAACCCACCCCCACATCGTGATGCACGAGCTGCTTCTTTTGGAGAACGAGACAACTACGGTACTAATGATGCTCTTGATATTGTCCCAGCTTTTTCAGAAAAAGAGCGTGGACGAATTTTTCAAGATATAAATAGTGCTGCTGTTTTAAATAAAAACCCGGACAAGTTAAAAGAACTAGTGTCGGCTAAAGGTGCTACTAATCAGTGGGGCTTTAGGTTTATGTATAACCCTACTACGTTTGGGTACAGCAGCTCTTCTAATAATTCTGTTGACTGGACATTAGGGGCTAGCGATCCGGCTACCCTACTTACAGGTAACTCTTTAGTTAGTTTTGAGGTTTACATTAATCGTATCCCTGACTTAAAATACTTGCGTTTAAAAAATCCAGCTCTTTCTGAAAAACAAGTATATGGAAGAGATCTTGATGAGATTGAAAAACAAGGTATTTTAAATAGAGGCACAGAATACGATATTGAGTTTTTATACAGAGTTTTGAATGGCGATCCTTTAAAAGAGTCGTTACTACTAAGCACTAAGTACAAGGGTGTTACCTCTGATTTTGGCTATACTACTGGAGTACCTTGCTGGTTAGTGCTTAATGAAAATTTAAGGTACTATGGTTCTGTGGCTAGTTTCCAAGTAAACCACGCAATGTTTGATTTAAACATGGTTCCTATGCTCAGCACTGTAAGCATTTCGTTTGCCCGTTACCCAGCTCTTTGGAATGAAACAGAGGCTTTTGGAACAGGCGCTTCTGTAGCATCCGTTAAAGAATATATTGCTAGCACTCCACAGGGGGGATAAAAAATGATAGAAAGAGTTTCTAGATATTATAATGGTTCTTTAACACAGACACCAGAAAAGTACAAAGATGGGTACGTCATCTCTGTTTTTAGGCGTTTTTCTGATAACAAAGAGGTTAATTACATTACATATACCTGGAAAGATGGAGATAATCTTTCTAGTCTTTCTGAGGTATTTGGTGTAGGGGCTAAGTATTGGTGGGAAATTTTAGATATTAATCCAGAAATTCTAGACCCATTTGATATTTCTGAAGGCACTATCTTGCGAGTTCCATATGGCAACTAATAAACAATCACCTGCACAGAAAAATTTTGTATGGAATTCTAATGCAAAAGACAGTGATTTTGTTGCATCATTTCCTAAAGCACCAGATATGGAGCTTATCTTAATTGGTGCCGAACTACACCAAGACCCTGATGAACACGACCGTCTAGTTCTTCATTACAAGGGTAAACCTACTAATAGAAAAAACTCTATTGTGTCAGGAGACCCTATAGTTTTTACGTATCGTTCAGGAAAACTTAAGTCTACTTGGAATGGTTATGTTCACCATGTAACACAAGACAACTCCCATAAAGGTGGCAATACAGATATTGTATGCGTAGGCGCTTCTTGGGTTTTAAAAAATACTGATCAAAAGATCTATAAAGATGTTACAGCAGACCAGGTCATATCTAAAATTGCTAAGAAGAATAGCTTAGAAGCTGTTACCCAAAGAGACCCTAGAGTTCGTGCCCAGGTATCTCAATCTGGTCAAAGTGACTGGCAACTTTGTCGAAGTTTAGCTAAGCAAAATGGGTTTGCCTTACGCACTGAAAATACGACTATAATCTTTGTATCTAAAAATAAAATTTATCAAAGCCAGAAAAACTCCGCCCCTTATTTTAATTACGTTGATGATGAAATCGGTGGTGTGGTCCCTGCCTCTCTTCGTATGACAGGTACTATTCTTTCTTTTGAACCATTAATTTCTGATCAAGCTCCAGAAAACTCAAGTCGTATAGACAGGGTTGTTAGCGGAGTTAACACTAATACTGGAGCAGCGGTTAAAGCTACCCATACTCATGCTGCTCCTGCACCAGGAAACGCCGGCGTAGTTATTCCAAACAAGGCGTACTTTGCCCAAAGGTTGGTTTAATAATGAGTAACTTTTCAACTAATAAATCTGATGGTAAACAAACAGCGGTTTTTAAAACCCACTACCCCCATGAAGTTATCAAGGACCTAACTAATTCTAAACAAATAGCTAAGTCATATAGCGACACTAAGCGATATCAGCACAGGGCAAAAGTAACTATTGTAGGACATGCAACTCTTCGTCCGTACGACCCTATCTACCTAGACGGCCTTCCAAATGGGATGTCTGGATACTGGACAGTTCTTTCTGTAGAACATGTGTTTGGTGGCCGTGTAGCAAAGTATTTAATGCACCTTGAGGTAGGTACAGATGTGATAGGAGATGTTGATTCAAAAGCTAAGACTAGAGCTGATACTAGAGATGTACAAAGTGATTTTGCTAATCAGTCTTTAACCGCGTCTCCTTCTAAGCTTAGCCAATACAATCTTTCTCCTAATGCCTCTACCTTAAACCCAAAATATGGAGTTACCCCTAAAACCGCAGTTCAAAATTTATCTAAAGTTGCTGTTCCAAAAATCCCTGGGGCAACGCCGTTTAAAGACTCTTCCCCAAATATCGAGGGAGTAAAAAAGACGGTACAATGGGTTGCTACTAGTAGTGGAAGGGTATTAAAATGAGCAGTGATTCTGAGTACATGATGGACCCACAAGGGCGCCCACGTTTTTACGGTATTTACTCTGGACAAGTAACAAGTATTAATGATCCCCTAAAACAAAATAGAATTAAAGTTTTAGTTCATGGACCTACCGGAGTTGAGTCTCATAACTGGGCCCCCTCATGTTCTCCTATAACCTCTACATCCTACCACCCAGATCATCAACCACATACAGCTGCACAGATTGCAGCGTTGCTAACAACTACTGCAGCTACAGTTAGTGGTGGCGGTGGTGGCACAGTGCCTGCTCTAACTGTTGTGGCAAAACCTGGAGGTGGACAACTGAACCATCCCCACACTACTACTAAAACCATGACAAATAAAAATGTTATCGTGTCTTCACCTACATCTACCACAGACACTTTAGAGGCTAGCATCTATACTACTGCTAGCGGACTTAGTGCCCCAGGAACCACAAGTTCCTCTACTAGCAATAACGTTCCAGAGCACACTTTTCACAGAACCATTCCGGCACTAAACCAACTAGTGTGGGTTATGTTTATTGCAGGAGACCCTGATCACCCAGTATGGATAGGAGTACAGTCATGAGTAGAGCAATTAGCTTTCCCTACACTATTAGTCCTTCTGGAGTAGTTCAATTTACAGACTCCTCCGCTAAAATTTATTTAGATAGGGTTTTGACCCTACTATCTTTTTACGTAGGACAGCGACCAATGCAACCAACCTATGGCGTTGACTGGAGCAGAACCTTATTTGAAAACAACAGCGATGCCAGAATTGCTATCCCTATTGCTATATCTGAGGCAGTCTCAAAGTGGATTCCACAGGTTAGTGTTATCTCAGTAGATTTTGCTGGGGAAAATACAGACGGTACCGAAAACGTCATAGTGTCTCTAAAGCTTCCAGATGATACACTTACGTCCTTAACCATTAATACTGGAACAATTAACTATGACGGAACTATGACAGAGGAGTATTAATATAATGCAAATTGACTATACATCTAGAGATTTTGCTGCATTGAAAGCAGATTTAGTTGATCTAATCAAAGAGCGTACCAATACTACTTGGGATCCTACTGACTACTCTGATCTAGGTAACGTGTTGGTTGAAACCTTTGCCTATATGGGTGACATTATGTCTCACTACCTAGACCGTATTGCAAACGAAACAACTATTGATACAGCTATTCAACGTAAGACTTTGCTTTCTTTTGCTAAGCTTTATGACTATGTTATTTCTGGGCCAACCCCAGCTACAGTAAATGTAACCTTTACCAATATTAGTAATAATACGTTAGACATCCCAGCAGGTACTCAGGTTATGGCACCTCTTTCTTTTGGTGAGTACTCTGAAGTGTACTTTGAAACTACGACTTCAGCTACAGCAATTGTTCCTGGTGCATCAATTACTCTTCTATGTCAAGAAGGAAAGACAGTCAATACTGACAAGCCAGACTTAATTGACAGTACGTTTAATATTGCTTTGCCAGCTAACCTTGGAACATCAGATGGTAGAGCTACTCAAGCGTTTACTATTCCTGAAACTGGAATTGTAAACAAATCTATCACAGTATACGTAGGTCAAGGAGTTGCTTTTGGTAACTGGACTTACGTAGATAATTTATTTGAATCTGGTCCTAACGATAAAGTATTTACTACAACACCAAATGAAGATGGGACAGTTGACATTGTATTTGGAGACAATGTAAACGGATCTATTCCTCCAAGTGGACAGCTTATCAGCGCAACCTATAAGGTAAGTGTTGGTTCTGCTGGAAACATTAAATCTCTTTCTATCACAGAACTTACATTTTTTCCTGGAAACCTAGACCCACAAGTTACCTCTTACTTTACCGTGTCCAATAGCGCCCCGGCATCAGGCGGTACTGATGGAGATACCCTAGTTAATATTAAAAATAAAATTAAAGCTGCGGTTTCTACAAGACGTAGAGCCGTAACTTTAGACGATTTTTCTTACTTAGCAACACTTGCCGAAGGAGTAGGAAAGGCTAGTGCAGCATCAAGCGTATATACCAACGTTAACTTGTATGTTCAACCGTTAAATGATGGGCAGGCAGCCCCAGGATACCCTCAAGCAAATATTATTGGTGTTGCTACAACAGGAACAGCAGTAACTTTTGCTACAGACGTAGACCATGGGTTTGCTGTTGGAAACACTATAAATATTTCTGGTGTTGATCCTGTTGCCTATAACTTACAAAATGTTGTTATTACAGCAGTACCTTCAACAGTAACTTTTACAGTAGCTAGCACTCTTACTACCGCCTA